GCGTAGCGGGTACGACCGATTACACGCTTAACGCTGACCTTTCTGGGGCAGTCACCGTCCCGGTGAGCGTAGCGGGTACGACAAGCTACTTATCTAGCGGTGCAATTATCGGAGATGTAACCGTCCCGGTGAGCGTAGCGGGTACGACCAATTATACGCTTAATGCTGACCTTTCTGGGGCAGTCACCGTCCCGGTGAGCGTAGCGGGTACGACCAGCTACTTATCTAGCGGTGGGATTATTGGAGATATAACCGTCCCGGTGAGCGTAGCGGGTACGACCAATTATACGCTTAATGCTGACCTTTCTGGGGCAGTCACCGTCCCGGTGAGCGTAGCGGGTACGACGAGCTATCTATCAAGCGGTGCAATTATCGGAGATGTAACCGTCCCGGTGAGCGTAGCGGGTACGACTGACTATACGCTTAACGCTGACCTTTCTGGATCGGTCTCTATCCCCATAGGTGTAGCAAGCCAAGTCACTTATACATCTATAAATACCATTGGTGGAGATATACCTGTACCTATAGCGGTTGTTTCGACGCTTGATTTTACTTTAAATGCTGATATTGACGGCGACATCACTTTAAACACCGCAATCAATGGGACTACATACTACACACCAGAAGTAACAATAATTGGCGATACGCTTGAGTTTAAGCTTAATATTGTACGTGTAAAACCATTTAAGCTTAATATTGTACGTGTAAAAACATTTAAGGTTGATTTATAAAATGGCTATAGACGAAGTGCACGAAGGCGATATAGGGACACTGTTTGAATTTGAGATTAATGATGGTGCCGTTGTAGATGTATCTACATCTACGTCCAAAACGATTAAATTCAAAAAACCAGGTGGTTCTGTTATATTGAGACAGGCATCGTTTGTAACAAACGGCACTGATGGACTCCTGAAATACACCACAGTAGTTGGTGACATTGACATGACAGGTAGATGGTATGTTCAGGCCGTTATTACCCTCCCTGGCGGAACATGGAGCACTGACATTGAAGATTTTATGGTATATGAGAATCTATCATGAATGGGCAAGTTAAGTATCGGGATTTAATCGAGAAAGTAGGGCGGGATACTTTTTTTGACGCTGTAAATAAAATGTCCGAGGCTGAAGCAGAGGCAATCCTTTACGATTGGAGGGGCTGGGCGCGGGATAACCAAATATTGCCAGATACGAATCACTCTATTTACCTTCTACTTGCAGGCCGAGGGTTCGGGAAAGCGCTGGCGCTGGACACACCTATTCTAACAGCTGATGGGTGGAGCACCATGGGCGAGCTGGAGACAGGCGATATCGTAGCAGATGAGCACGGTGAGTATTGTATGGTGGAGAAAGCACACGACGTACTATATGACCGTGACTGTTTCGAGGTGAGGTTCTCAGATGGTGAGCGAATCGTAGCAGACTCAGAACATTTATGGCGCATAGAGCTTGAGGCTTTTCCAGATCGTTATTTCACACTTGAGACGCATAGAATAAAACATGCTATTGAAAAACACAGCCATAAATGCTCAATTTTATGCCCTGAAGTCGACGGGCTACAGGCACGTAGGGTCACTATTGAAGAGATTATAGCTGTAGATTCAGTGCCAGTACGGTGCATCACAGTTGACAGTCCATCTAGATTATACCTTGCGGGTAATAACTGCATCCCAACGCACAATACACGCACAGCGGCAGAGTGGGTAAGAGAGCAGGTACAGAGAGGAGCCGGACATATTGCCCTCGTCGCACAATCAGCCGCCGACGCACGTGGTGTTATGGTTGAGGGCGAGTCAGGAATACTTGCAGTCCATCCAAAACGAGACCGTCCAGTATACGAGCCGTCAAAGCGACGTGTTGAGTGGGCTAATGGTGCGAGGGCGACGATTTTTACGGCGGAAGATCCAGAGCAATTACGTGGCCCGTCACATGATACGGCATGGGTGGACGAAATGGCGTCGTATGGCAGGAACAAGATTGAAGATGTCTGGTCGAACTTAATGCTTGGACTCAGATTAGGGCGGTCTCAATGCGCCGTGACGACTACACCTAAACCGATAAAGCTACTTAAAGATCTTATCCAGCGTGATGATGTATATATTATCCGAGGGTCCACGTATGATAATTTTGCTAATCTATCGAAGACTTTTAGAGAGCAGATCATTTCCCAATATGAGGGGACACGTATAGGACGGCAAGAGCTTAATGCTGAGATTCTTGACGACGTTGAGGGTGCGTTGTGGAACTATGATATCCTCAGTAAAGTGCGTATATCTACAGCGCCGGATAATATCATCCGTAAAGCAGTCGGTGTCGACCCCTCAGGGTCAAGTACAGGTGATGAAGCCGGTATTTGCGTCGCCGGGATTGACAGTGACAAAGTGGGGTATTTACTAGGTGATTACTCAGTTCAAGGGAGTCCACGTGAGTGGGCACAGATAGCAGTGGATACATTCCATAACTTTGATGCGGATATAATTGTCGCAGAGAAGAATCAAGGCGGTGAGATGGTCGAGCATACAATCCACACTATCGACCCGAATGTGCCGGTTAAGTTGATACATGCGAGCCAGGGCAAGATACTACGTGCTGAACCTATTGCAGCGCTATATGAACAAGAACGGATTAAACATGTTGGTACGTTTTCTAAACTTGAGGACGAGATGTGTATATATGACGGGTCAGGACCATCGCCGAATAGGTTAGATGCTGCTGTGTATGCACTAAGAGAGCTTATGCTTGGACGTAATAAATCTAGAAGCATTCTATGGGGGAGCGCTGCGTGACCACTCGACAGTATAAGAAAAACATGCAAACAATTAAAGATAACATCTCTGCAATCGCAAGTAGAGCCGCGCTGGCATCGAAAGCAGGTAAAAGCTTTGCTGGTAAACGAGATGTGTATGAAACATTAGGATATACCAGATTACCTAATTTTACCGATTATCTAGCACGGTACGATAGGGATTCGATTGCCGGTCGAATAGTTGATGCCCCTGCCCTGGCAACATGGCGACAACAGCCTCAAGTAATTGCCAGTGAGGAGTTTACAAGTGCGTGGGACTCTATTTCAACACGTCTTAAACTGATACACAGAGTCGAACGTGCGGATCGGTTATCAGGTATTGGCAGATATGGCGTTCTCGTGATCGGGACAAGGGGATCTAATGATCTTTCGACTCAGATAAGTAAGACCCGCAGTCCTGATGATATTCTATATTTATCTGCTTACTCAGAGGGCACTGCTACTATAAGCAAAATCGAATCAAGTCCCGCATCGCCTCGTTTTGGGTTACCTGTTATGTATTCAATCAGTGTTGGAACAAATACCGCAGGATTCGATTCCAAGACACTTAAGGTACATCATAGCCGTGTAATTCATATCGCGGAGGGGCTACTAGAAGATGATATTTATGGGCGACCTAGGCTTGAGCGGGTATTTAACCTTATGGACGACCTTGCAAAGGTTGTTGGCGGCTCAGCAGAGTTTTTCTGGCGGATAGCTGATAGAGGAATGCAATTTGATCTTGATAAGGATATGGACTTATCGGCTGACGATGAAGCCAAGATGGATGACCAGATACAGGAGTATATCCACGGCCTCAGAAGAGTGTTCCAGACGCGGGGGGTGACTGCTAAGGTATTAGGGAGTGAGATCGCCGATCCAAGAGGGCCGTTTAACACTATAATGTCATTAATCTCAGGTGCAACCGGAATACCGATGCGTATACTGACGGGTAGTGAGCGCGGACAACTAGCATCTAGCCAGGACAGGGCAAATTGGATGGAGCGGATTAGTGAAAGAGCGGCCTCCTATGCTGAACCTATTATTCTAAGACCACTTATTGATAGGTTTATCGCAATCGGCGCACTTCCTAGTGAAGCATACACTATTAAATGGCCTGTCCTTGAGTCACTTACTGAGTCTGAGCGGGCAGAGAATGCGCAGAGAATATCATCAGCAGCACTTAATATTGCTAGACAGCGTAGTTTAGGTGAAGAAACGATCACAATCGACGAATTTAGGCGCAAATGGCTTGATTTACCAGAAAAGAAGGATATACTTCCTAATATGAGCGAGGAAAAGTCTAATGAACAATAGGTTCATCACACTTAAATCTGCACCTGATGCAGTCAGACGAGAGTCATTTCTAGGAAATGAGCACCTTGTCGTACCAGTAGTAGCACTTGTTGAAGGTGTGCTGCAAGGTGCAACGAGTGAAACGCCAGAATTTGTGGCGGCATCTGAGTTTTCAAAGGTTGTACCTTCGTGGAATGCCCGTCCTGTAACAATGGGGCATCCGCAGCGTAATGGAGCGTATGTATCAGCAGGGTCTCCTGATGTAATGGAGACTGAAACTGTAGGATTTATCTTTAACACATTCCAGGATGAGACCAAGCTGAAAATGGAGATGTGGGTAGATACACAGGTTGCACCCGATAGTTTGCTTTCACGATTTGAAAGTGGTGAAGAGATTGAAGTTAGCACGGGGTACTTCTGCGACGTAACACCTACCGAAGGATTCCATAATAACGCACAGTATTTCGGAGTTCAGTCAAACATTATCCCTGACCATCTTGCTATTCTAGAGCCTGGGGAGAAAGGAGCGTGTTCGTGGGAAGATGGATGCGGCGCACCTAGAATGAATTTCAGAACTCACAAGGAATTCTGCTGCGAAGGCTGTAAGGACGGTACCGGATGTGAAGAAAAGGTAAAGTCTAATGCTGATGCTCATAATCAAGCACTAGGTGAGAAAGAGGTTTTAGCTAAATATAACCAAGTTAGTGATGAGGATTTGCGTACTTCGATTATTTCAGCGCTTGATGAGCAGTGGGCCTATGTTGTCGCGGTATTCGATGATTACTTCGTGTATTACGCTGATGATACGATGTACAGGAGAGACTACTCACTGACGGACGACAAAGGTACAGTTACTTTGGGTGAAGATATGGTCGAGGTGAGACCAACAACTGAGTATATAGATATAGAGAGGAAGACTGATATGAGTATGAACGAGCGTGTTACAGCACTAATCGCAAACGAACTAACGAACTTTTCCGATGCCGACTCGGAATGGCTTGAAAGCCTTGATGAGGGGCAGCTTGAAAAGCTTGAACCCGTTGTTGTTAATGTAGAGCATAACGCTCCAGCGACTGCTGATGAATATATCGCCGCAGCGCCGGACGATATGCGCGATATGCTTCAGAGCGGCCTAAAGATGCACGCCGAAAAGAAGGCTTCGTTAGTGACATCTTTGAGTGCCAATGAAAAGTGTGATTTCAGTGACGATGAACTGAACAACATGACGATGACAATGTTAGAGCGACTGTCAAAGATCGCGGTAACTGATGATTACAGTGCCCGTGGGGGTCCAACTGTAAATGTGGATGGTAAGGACGATGCAATCCCTGCACCCCTTCCTGTGTTTAATATCAAAAAAACTGGCTCGGAGGGTTAAACCATGCCAAATACGATTAGTCTTAAAGGTCTAGGTACTCGTAAGGAAGCTGCTGCTGATGTAGCAGTTACTCCTGGGTATCTTCTGGAGTTTGGCGCAACTGGCGTTCAACCACATAGTTCTGCCGGTACTGACGCGGCAGCAGCGTTTGCAGTTGAGAATGACATCGCAGGTAAAGGCATTGACGATGATTATGCCATCGCAGATCAAGTTCTCTATTCGGTGTTCACCCCTGGCGATGAGGTGTACGGTCTGGTTGCTGCCGCTGCCGCCGCTATCGTCAAGGGTGACTTTTTGGAGTCTGCCGGTGATGGCACACTGCGTAAGCATACAGCTCAGGCAGTGGTCGAGGGCGGGGCAGCTACATATACCATATCAAGCAAGGCAATCGTAGCTCGCGCTATCGAGGCCGTGGATAACTCTGCGGGTGCTGCTGAAGCACGCATCCAGATTGAAATCGTTTAAGGAGCATATAATGGACAGTATTACTACTAACGCAGCCGGTCAAATGCAGGCTAACGGTACAACCGCATCCAGGTTGCTTGCAAATGGTATGAGTGTAAACGCGCTCCGTACTAACGCAACACTTCGTAAGGAAGAATGGATCGAGATTGACACTGTGGTTCAAAAGGTTGCACGTGAACGTTTGCGTATGGCGGCAGATGTTGTTGAAGCGGGTCTGGTTAAGAATATATCTAACGGCCTTGGTACTACCGTTCATCAGTGGGAGACCAGTGGTGACATGAGCGGTGCTGAAACGTCAATGGACGGCGTTACCGCTGGTCAGAATGGTCGCCAGACTTTCAACTTGAATAGCATGCCATTGCCGATCACGCACAAGGACTTCTCAATCAACATCCGCACACTTGAAGCATCACGCCGCCTAGGTGAGTCTTTGGATGTAGCACAGGCTGAGGTTGCCGCACGTAAGGTTGCTGAAGGCATCGAAGATCTGATGGTCAATGGTAATTCAGCTATGTCTTTTGGTGGTGGAACCATTTATGGATATCTGAACCATCCAAATCGCAACACTGTTGCGCTTGGAACCGCGTGGACAGCCGACACAGGTGAGAATATCCTTGCGGATGTTATCTCGATGATTTCTGCTGCGCATGCTGACCGCATGTATGGTCCGTATGTACTGTATGTACCAACTGCATACGGCATTGAGTTGGAGAAAGACTTCAAGTCCAATTCAGATAAAAGTACACGCCAGCGCCTCCTTGAGATTGATGGCATCTCAGCGGTCAGAACTGTAGATCATCTAACAGCTGATAACGTTCTTTTGGTGCAAATGACTGGTGATGTCGTAACGATGATTAATGGCCTTGAACCAAGTGCTATCGAGTGGGAGACTAACGGCGGCATGGTGAATAATTTCAAAGTTATGTCCATTATGGTCCCACGTATTAGTGCGGATGCCGAAGGTCGTAGTGGTATTGTTCACCTAAGTTAGACGGAGTGTAAGATATGAGTAATAAAGCAACCACATATCGACTCACGTCTGGGAAGCATTTTCGACGCGAAGGCGGTAATTTTAAGCAGTATAAGCGTAATGATATGATCGAACTCACATCTGCTGAAGCTGAAAAAATCAAAGATAAAATCGAACTGGCATCTGGTGTGTTCGTACCTGATAATGTAAAGGTGAATCCTAAACAGTCGCGAAAATCAGCTAAGAAGGTTAGCGATGTTGTGGCTGAGTCAGTTGTACCTAAGGAAGCCGATGCAGCCGATCTGGACTCATGGGAGTAATACCGCATGGCGATGGTGACAAGTGCAGAAGTAAAGGCCATCGTTGATACGTCAATAACCGATTTAAGTAGCTTTATTGATACTGCGGATCTTATTGTAAGAGAAGATTTACTAGATAAAGGCCTGTCTAACCACCGACTACGGCAGATAGAGCTATACCTGGCTGCCCATTTCACTGTTCTTACAGATGAGAAGGGTGGGGTTGTTAGCGAACGTGCAGGACAGGCATCTGAGAGCTACAGAAGGTTCGAGGGCGACGGGCTAGAGTCAACAAGATATGGTATGCAGGCTATCGCACTGGATACCACTAAAACACTTGAGTCAACGACACGTAAGACGGCCAGGTTAACAGTGCTATGAGTCTAGGTACGCGAAATTATAACCAGACGATTACATGGTGGGCAAGGTCTGGCATTGACGTATACGGCAGCCCAAGGTGGAGTCCACCTGTGGCCATACTTGGCAGGTGGGAAGACGTATCACAGCTTGTTACAACTCTTAGTGGCCAAGAGATAGTCAGTAGATCGAATACATTACTTGAGACCACTGTAAGTGTCGGTGATTATTTATATCTTGGGGATGAAACTTCGAGCGCGTCGCCTATAACTGTTGCTGAAGCTGTTGAGGTTAAGGATTTTAAACGTGTTCCAAGGTTACGGGGTCGAAGTGATATTTTGCAGGCGTTTATGTAATGGCTGTTAACCGTGGAAGTACGTCGTATAAAGTCGTACGTGAAGATGCACGTAAGTCGATAGCTGCTGTAGAACGTAAATTAGCTAAAGCCTTAAAGGGCATAGAAAATGCTACTTATGAAGGTTTAAAGGTAGCAGGAAAGGCTCTATATGACGAATCACGCGAGATGACGCCTATAGATACAGGAGATCTGCGCGAAAGCCAGTACCTGGCATTCAAACGTAGCCCTTCAAAGATGATCGCTGAGATCGGTTACGACGCGAAAGGTGGCGCATCTGTTACTGAGGGGATAAGCAGTACAAAGGAAGCACCGTATGCGGTATATGTACATGAACTTCAGCCTGAGGTTCATACAAAGGAAATGGGCAGTGGCCGAAACCCACCGAGGGCACAATGGAAATTTCTTGAGACAGCTGTCAAAAACCTTAGCGGCAAGATCCCTGGTTTAATTGCGAGTAAGGCTAAATGATTACCTCGTTTGATATAGCGACAATGTTACAGACTTCAGGTATAGGCACACTGGCATCTGATATCTTTGTAGGAAAGGAGCCTGACTATGACGGCATAGACGATGCTATCGTAACAGTTCTTGATACAGGCGGATTTAAGCCCAACCCAGCATACCTTAGAGACGAACCTACGGTACAGGTCAGAGTCAGAGGGGCACCTGGAGATTATCTCGGAACATTTGGAAAAGCTCAGTCTATAAAGGACGTACTACTTGGTGCTGACACACAGGTAATTAATGGGAGCCGATATGTACGGTTCTCACAAATTGGAGATATAACTCCTTTAGGCTATGATACTAATAATAGGCCATTACTAGTATCCAACTGGGCGCTAGTGAGAGAGATGGACACAGGCGGCAATAGACAATCTTTATAGAGGAATGAACGATGGCTAAGACAATTCAAGTATCAGACGACGCTGGTGTAAACTGGTATACATTACCTGGAAGTACAGGCGACTTTAATCGAGATGGAAGTGCCCTCGATGACACTGTTTTTGGGCAGGATTTTGGATCAAATCAGCCAGGCATTATATCATGGACAATGAGTGCCAACGGGTACTATAAGGGGTTCGCCGGGTATGTAGCCACTATAAAGAAGCAAGGCACATCGACTATAATGACAGGCGAAACGGCTACAAATACTTCAGGTAATAGTTATCAGATTGATGCGGCTGCAAAGCAAATATGGGATAGGAGCGCATCATTTACATTCTACGATAACCTAGTTGCCATTCCTGCAAGTGAGATTGAAAGTGTCGATTACCTATTCGGGATAGTTACATTCAACGTCGCTCAGACTGGCCCTATTACCATTGACGGAAACTATTTCCCTACTGCTGACTTCGGCAAGGCACAGTCATTCTCACTAACTCAAAGTGCAGATACAACTGAAACTACCGACTTGTCAACAGCGCAAGCAAATAATGGTTTCGCTACATTTTCGCCGACGCTTTTAACGGCTACGCTTGAAATGTCAGGTTTTTATGACTCGGCTAACGGATTTAACGCTGCTTTGACTGCAAGGGATGAGTACATTATCGAACTTAATCCTGACGGCAATGGGTACTCATTGGCGCGGGGATTCTTTAAACTCTCTGCGGATAACCAATCGGGTGATGTAGGCGGCGATGAAACTGAGAGTGTTACATTCAATTTGTTTGTACCTGCTGGCGATTCAGCTATTCCATTCGGGTGGTATCATGACTCAGTAAACACTACACTGAGCCAGTCCGTTCAAGTTTGTCTGTCGGCATGGGCAGGCAAGACGGAAATAGATGCTAGGTATTTACCTAACGGGACGACCGGCTACTCAGGTAAGATCGTTGTTACAGATGCGTCGCTTGCCGGCGGGGTTGATGCTATGAACGAGTTTAGTTTTTCATTTCAGGGGTCAGGTGCGATTTCAACTGTGTAAGGAGTAACAAATGAGCAATCAAGCAACCAAATCATTAAGAGATAAAATCAGATCCGCTACGGTAGGCGCAGCATCGCAGTTTAAGCGTGAAGAAGTTAAGTTCGGTGGCATTGAGGTAGAGATCCGCCAACCGTCAGTTAAAGTCAGGAGAGAGCTGTACTCTAAATGCTCTGACGACTCTGGTAAGATAGATATTCTCGATTTCATGACTTGGGGTGTTATCTACAATACCTATGTACCAGGTACAAATGAGCATGTATTTGACTCAAGCGACTATGACGCGATGGTTGAAAAGCCAGCAGGAGGATTCCTGGACCAGTTTGGTGAAGTAGTTAGCAGATTGATGAACGTCGAGGACGTGGAAGGAAAAAACTCAGAGAGCTAAGACGTGATTACTATAAGCAGATAGTTCACAGCTTAGCGGAACGACTAGGTAAATTTGCATTCGAAATTGAAAATGATATGCCTCCAGATGAGTTTGATACTTGGGTCGCGTACATGCAATTATCCGAGGAAAAGGATAAAATAACGCAGAAACGTGCATCTAATCAGAGGAGAAAAAGGTGAGTGCTCTTGACCTTGGGTCGCTTAGAACACAGATTGAAGTAAACACCTCCGCTATTGATGCGGCAGTAGTGGCGATGGGGAAACTCACCGCCGCTGTTAATTCTGCGGCTGATCGTATCGAGAAAGCTACGTCTAAGATGTCTGGTGGTTACGCCAAGGTCAGTAAGGCGGCAGAGGACTCAGGGAATAAACAGTCTGCCGCTGACACAAAAGCAGCAGCTGCGAAGAAAGCAAATGCGGCACAGCTTGAATCACTGATCCCAAAACAGGACAAGTATACAGCTGCGCTAATGGCGATGTTTAAAGCCCAGCGTACTACCAATGACGCGGTTAAGGTAGGCAATCTTTCGCAGTCAGATGCAAATACCATAATGGCGCGCCTCGAAAAAACAATAGGCGTCACGGCAGTTAGGAATAAAGAATTAGAGGCTCAGCATAAGAAAACTGCCACCGAGGCTATTAAAGCAGCTAAGGCTCAGGAGACGGCTCAAAAGCAAGCTACGGCAGCAGCTGTTAAAGCAGCTAATGCTCAGTCAGCAGCACAGTCAAAACTTCGCGGAAATACCATCGCGGCAGCGAAACTTTTCGAGTCTGCGCAGCTACGGCAGCAGAAGTCATTGGACAGTACCCGGGAGAAGGTCAGGAATCTGACTGCTGCTATTCAGCGCTCAGGTACAGGCGCACGGGCAACAAAACTTGCAAGCGGTGCATTTAAGGAGTACGAACGTACACTCAGTAAAGGAGTGCTGTCGTCTAACGCATTACAAGGTGCCCAGGCAAAACTTGAGAGTCGGCTGGGGACAGTCAGACGCAGAATATCGAGTGTGAATGCGGCCGCTCGGAAAGCCGATATAAAAGCGTACAAGCGCAGAATGGAGGATCTTTCTAAGTCTGTACAGGTAGCACTTGGTCCTCTATCTGGCGTCGCATCGCGTATTACTGCAATGACAGCATTATTTAATCGAAATACTGCAAATGTTGCGGCTGCCATCGGTGCGATTACTGGATTCTCGGTAGCATTATTTAAAACTGTAAAAGCCGGAGCATTGTTCGAATCTCAGATGCTCAAAATTGAGGGTGTAATCGACGCAACCGGCATGGCTGCTGGGATAAGTGCAGATGAAATAGGTCAGATGGCTATTCGCGTCGGCGAAGCAACACTTACAAGTGCGTCTGCCGCTAGAGATGCCGCCGCTGTACTTTTAACGTTCAGAGGAGTCGGGAAGGAAACATTCGAACAAGTATTGATGTCGGCACAGGGGCTGTCAGCACTTTTAGGCGGGTCGTTAAGTGATAACACTCGCAGGTTAGGCCGTCTGTTTGAAGATCCTGTAGCTAACCTTAACTCGCTTCGCAGAGCAGGCATTCAGTTCACTGATGCTGAAAAAGATAAAATCAAGTTTCTGAAGCAATCAGGTCGGCAGTTTGAATTACAGGCCCTACTATTAAAACGCCTTGAACCCGCGATGAAGGCTGCTGAGGCAGAGGCAAAGGGATTGGCTGGGCAATTCGATACGCTAAAGGAGCGGGTTGCGCAGTTTTTTGAACAGGCATCTACAGGAACTACACTTGTAAGTGGGTTATCTGAAGTAGTTGCCGAGTTCAACGCTAAACTAAAAGTGCTTACAGGTGATGTTAACGTAACCAATGCGGTCGGGAACTCATTTACAGCCATGGCGGAGCTTATGAGTGCTGCGCTTCTTGGACTTGTGCGGAACATAGATTTAGTACTCGCCGGTATAGCTGGGTTCGCCGTAGGTGCGGTAATGAAGTCGGCAATCGGTGGGATAATTGCGTTCCGCACTTCGGTAGATGCAGCTGCCGCTGCCGCATCTGGATTTACTGCGATAGTTAAGCGAACTGGTGCTGCATTCAAGACACTGGGCGGACCTATCGGCGCGCTTATTGCCGTTGTTTGGGCACTTGGGGATAGATTTATTGGTGCATCTGATGACATAAAGACGTTTGAGGGAGAGTTAGACGCCGCAAAATCAAGGGTCGATAGATTTACAGGGACTATGCGCGAACTTAGATCTGAGAGTAAGATTATAGAGGAGACTCAGCTACGCAAGGATGTTGAGACATTTAGATCCCAGGTAGATAAAATAAAACGTGACGCTATCGGACTTAGGGATGAGCTTTCGTTCAGTTACTTAGACCCGTTTACAGCACTTACAAAGTCCGGCGAGAAATATTTAAGTGGTAGAAATAGTCTTGCGACAATATTTTCACGTCTCGTTTCTGGGGCGGACACTGCTGAGAAAGCACTCGAACGTCTTAATAGTGTCGCCGCTGCTGACGATAGAATCATAGTTTTAAAGAATAATATACGTGACCTCGCGCTTTCATTAGCAGGCGCGTCAGGAGACTTAGCTGCTGCTGAGGCTGCCCTCAAAAGCTTTTCGTCTGTAGAAATTCCTAAAGAATTTAATGTTGGTGACTTAGTACTTTCATTGAAAAATCTGAGAGATGAAGCGTTTCCTAATATAGCGGTAGCGAATCAATTCGCTGATAAGTTAGCGTATTTGAAAGATGCCAGCGACAGGCTTAATGGATCAATTCCTACATCTGCCGCTGACCTAGCGGAGCTGAGAACTAAGCTTAAAGAACTAGTTCCAGGTACAGTTACTGCTGAGGAAGCACTAAGGCGATTAGAGTCTACACTTAAGTCAGCACAGGCAATGTCAGCATCTGAGAAGCTAGGTGCGAAAATATTACAGTTGGATCAGGAGGCAGATGCGCGTAATCGTGGAAGTGACGCACTTGCTGCATATTCAGCTGAGCAGCAGATTGCTGCAAAAGTAGGGAAAGCGCGTAATGATATTCTAAAAGAGACTAATATAATTACAAAGGATAATAATGACCAGTTGAACAACTATGAGGCCGCGTTAAGGGAATTATATAAATCAGGTAACAAAGATCTTGATGAGTGGAAGAACGCAGTAAGAAATTGGGGTGATACATTTTCAAATACAATAGCTGAGACAGTTATTAAGGGGAAATCTGACTTTAGGAGTCTTCGAGATTCTATTTTGAACGACCTACTCGCAATCTCCATACGGCAGCGAATCGTTACGCCGATACTTACGGCTCTAAGTATAATCCCTGGCTCTGGCCCTACTGAAGGAGCAGTTGGAGCCGGATCTTATCCGCGTCTCCCAGGACTTAACGTAAAGAGCGCGAATGGAAACGTGTTCAACCAAGGCAATGTCGTACCATTTGCGAATGGTGGGATAGTATCTCGACCTACAAAATTCCCTATGGCTAACGGCGGCACAGGACTTATGGGCGAGGCAGGGACAGAGGCTATACTGCCGCTTAAACGTCTATCAGGCGGTAATCTTGGCGTTCAGGCAGAGTCAGCGCCTGTTGATGTACGTGTTACGATTACAAATAGTGGCGCACAAAAAGAAGTTAGAGGTGCTAAAGTAACGATGGACCCTGAAGGCATGATTGTAAATGTAATCCTTGAAGATATTAGAGGTGGCGGACCTATTTACGGTGCACTTAACAGTAGAGGCGCATTTTAGTGGCTGCCTTTCCTAGCGGCAAGTTACTGGCTAGCGGGTATCAAGAACGCAGACTTCCAACCGTCGAGCGTACTGAGTTCGAAAATGGTTCAATCAAGCAGACTCGGGTTGATAGCAGAATACTGGTTACATTTCCTGTTACTTATTTGTTTACCGCAGCTGAGTACACGGCTTTCCTGAGTTTCATTATAACTACTATTGATTATATCGGGTGGTTTGAATGGACTGACCCTAGAACATCCAGCATCTTACAGACAAGGATCGTTGGAGGTGATATATCAGATGCGACGCCTGTAGATGCAAGTATGGCATACTTCACAGTAACTATGGTATTTGAGAGTTTTGAATAATGGCTCGTACATATTCTTCGAATTATCATAAACAGGTAAATACCACTGCTGGTGTCGCGCCGTTAATCCTTCTTGAGATAGATAGTGTCGATTTACCCGTGCCTATTAGGGTTGTAAACGACAACACAGATATAACACATTTAGGGAATGTGTTTATCGCTATGGCGTTCAATGTACGTATGCCGGATGATTTAGAACAAGGCATGCCGAGTGCCGAGTTATCCATTGACAATGTAGGGCGTGAGATTACACAGTGGCTCGATGTATCCGGGGGCGGGAAAGGAGCTAGTGTACGATTTATACAGGTTATGCGTGACGCTCAAGATGTCGTCGAATGGGAGACTACTCTCGAACTGTCGAACGTTAGTCAATCACCGCTTGTCATATCGGGTGCATTGGGATACCAGGATATATTTAATCAGCAGGGTGTCGCATGGATATACAGCAAAGATTTAGCTCCGGGGCTGTATTAATGCACTGGTCCGAGAAATACATAGGCATGCCGTATGACCCAGCATCAAATAACTGCGCTATGTTCGTAGAAAAAGTCTTGTCGGAGGTATTTTCGGTCAGTATCTCTCTACCTGTATGTACTGTGCAGCACTACCGCACACATGCCAGCCTAATCCAGAAACATAAGGATGTCTATGCGTCATTGACCGATACGCCTTCTGAGGGCGATTGTGTGCTCATGGTTGGTAGAGGTAGAACCAACCATATCGGAGTGTACTGCGAAGTTAACGGCGTTGCATTTGTAGTTCACGCGATGGAGAAAGCCGGGCAGGTATGCCTTCACCGTTTACGTGATCTGACAAAATACGGACTGGATGTCGAAGGGATTTATAAATGGCTATGATCCCACGTAATAGGTCATTAGTAGCATCGAGCAGCGTACCTACAATGCTTTGGTGCCCACACCCGCTAACAGCTTCTGGACGAGAGACATTTAACGCGGCATTTTTCAAAGGTGAGTCTATTGCTGCATATCTATCACGGCTTGATGCTAGATTCGCGGATAGACCTGTCAGTTTGTATGTCAACGATGTACAAATTGAGCGTACTGAATGGCCAATTACATTCCCTGCTCAAGGGGATACGATCACCGTAAGGGCTTTGGTACACGGTGGTGGAGACGATAAAAACAAGGTTGCACGTACGATGCTTTCCTTGGCAGTCATCTATTTCGCAGCGCCTGCCCTCGCTGGTGGTATAGGACTTACTGGTACTAAACTTGCCGTGGGCAAAGCGCTAATTAGCATGGGCGGCCTAATGATAGTTAATGCGTTACTCCCACCGCCTACACAACGACTGGCAGACGCGCAGGGGGATGATGATAGTCCGACATATTCTCTTAGTGGTGGTGCTAATCGCCCAAGACTTATGGGACCCATGCCTATCGTGATTGGAGAGCATCGGATATATCCGGACCTTGGAGCACGTGAATACACTGAGTTGGTAGGCACAGACCAATATTTATACGGGATATATAACTATGGCCTAAGTGATATGACGCTTAGCGATACTCGAATTGGAGATACGCCGTTAAGTAACTTTAGTGATATATCTCAGGAGGAGAGCGTAGGCGCGACAATTAATCTGTTTCCAGGTAATGTTGATAGCCTGGCGGTAGGAGTATCGCTGGACAGCAATCCTAATCTTGTCACTAACGGCAATTTTGACGATGGCCTTTCTAATTGGAATGTTAATGGTGATGTTTACACAAATGGCGGTCAAGCGCGTTTCGGCGGCGACGATTATGGGATTATAAGTCAGAATATTACCGTTAGCGCCGGTAATTCCTATCTTGTAGCGTTTAACCTTATATATGCCTACGGCGGTGTAGTCGCATCTGTTGGGGGTACTAGTGGCGTATTACACAGTACAGTTGGATTAAAGACTGAAACTATCGTAGCTGGTAGCGGTGGATCTCCTACATTTAGACTCACAAATGACACTGATTCAACAATTGCCTATATAGATAATGTCGTTGTATCTGAACTGCCATTATGGGCTACGCGCACATCAAGCCTTGATACTGTCAAGCTCTCGATAGATATTACCGGATACCTGTTTTATGCAGGCAATAATGGCATTGAGAGTCACTCGGTTACGCTTGAGATGGAGTACCGCCCCGTCGGGGGGAGTTGGGTTCCGTTTGTAGGTTCAAGTGCGGCTGTAGTAATAACAAATAGTGACCGCGCACCTGTTCGTCTAACGTATTCGCGGGAAGTCCAAAAGGGGCAATATGACATTAGGCTTCGCCGTGTGTCAGCAGCAGATTCGAACACAACCAAATTTACATCTGACATTACATGGTCAGTGCTACGCTCATATCAGTCCGACGACGCTGACTATAGCGGACAGCATAGATTAGCACTTTCAATCCGTGCATCTGGGCAGCTACAAGGTCGTATCGACGCGCTAAATAGTATTGCTACAGCTGAGTGCGAGGCATGGACAGGCGCTGCGTGGGTGCGCCAACCAACCAGTAACCCTGCGTGGTGGTTCAGATGGTTCGCTATTGGCAAGCTTGCGGCTAATGGCCGCAGAATGTTCGGCGCTGATATACAGGATGCTAGAATTGATATCGAAGCAGTCAAAGAGTGGGGAGCATGGTGCGATAGCAAAGGTCTCGAAGTTAATCTAGTACTTGACCGTAAGACATCAGTATTCGAGACTTTGACGATAATTGCACGCATGGGACGTGCAACAGTATCATGGGCAAGTGGGAAGCTAGGTGTAATCTGGGACGCGGACAATCAGCCCGTAATCCAGCAGTTCGGAATGGGGAATATTATCCGAGATACTTTCAAGATAAGTTATGTTACCGGCTCACTCGCCGATGCCATAGAAGTTGAATTTATAAATCCAGCACTTAATTGGCAGCCAGATGTTGTTTTGGCGAATACCCCTGGAGTCACATCACCGATCAACATAGCCAAGATTCAACTGATGGGGTGTACCAGTAAGATTCAAGCCGAGAAGGAAGCCCTTCTCCTGGCAGCTCAGCAGTACTATCGCCGTCGCCGCGTCGAATGGGAGAGTGATTTTGAGGGGATGGTCGTACAGAGAGGTGATGTAGTAACCGTATCACATGATCTTACAAGCTGGGGGTACTCAGGGCGACTAGAGTCTGGGACTATTAATACGCTAGTACTAGACCGCGAGGTTCCGTTCACACCTGCGACGACTCACTATATAGGCATACGATACCCTGATGGGACGTATGAGGTGAACGCCGTTGATTATCAGGTTGGGCCAAGTAATGTCATTACACTGACTACACCGTTAACTGCTGCACCTGATAATGACCCGGACGGAAATTATCCTGTAGATTACTTATGGTTTTTTGAGCCTGAAGCGACACCTGGAAAGAAACTTAAAATTCTTGATGTCAGACCTGTCAGTGATAAGCGAGTCAGATTGACTGCGACTGATGAAGATCCTGCGTATTATGCGTCGGAGTTAGGTAGCGGCGTATACGTCAACCCATCGCTGTATAGTAATTTCTACCCTTCACTATCAAACCTTGAGGTGTCCGATACACTTATACGAGTGGGAAGTAGTTTTGCTGTGAATATAACCATGGCGTGGGACGTTAGCGGTGATTATGGCGGGGCGTGGGTAAGATGGCGCGCTCCGGGCGAGTCATGGCGTCCTATGATGGGTGGCGTCGGTGCGATCCGCACGTTTGAGTTTCAAGGCCCTGTTAGCGGCCTGATTGATATTGAGATAACCGGGTTTAACAACCGTGGACGCAGTGGTGCCAATAGTACACTTAGTGCTGCATACACTATTGTAGGCAAGGCTGCGCTTCCAGATCCGGTGGATACTTTTACAGTCACGCGCCAGGCAAATGGCGACCACTATATAAGCATCGAGTATTCAAATAAACCTGTCGATTTCAATTATTTTGTGCTCGAAGTCGAAGGTACAGCCACACATGACCACTTTGACAGCTTTGACTTTATATCCGACACGGCAGCTCTAAAGACCCCAGGTACATATAATATAAGTGTTTATGTTGTAGATACATCTGGGAATATAAGTGATCCGATTACGCTACCTTATACCCGTACCCAGATCGAAGATGTTCCAACAATCAGAGCTACCCAGTCAGGCAGTGGTCTAGCGGATATGCGATGGCCTGCAACGTCAGATATCGGGCGTGACGGCGCGAAGATAGCGTATGGAAAAGTCGGGAGCGCATGGGAAGATAAGGCCGTTATATCTGATGGGGAACGCGGTATAAATAAACTGTCTGCTGATATCCCCCCAGGAGTGTGGGAAGTAGGTGCTAAATATGTAGATACCAATGGCAATGAGTCAATAAATCAGACAGTCGATCAGCTTGAGATAGTCAGTAAGAACGTAGATATCTCGAAGCAATATAATGCTCCAGCATGGGCAGGTACACTGACTAGGTTCATTAAACACTGGACAGGGGTATTGGTACCGGACTCCACTGTGTTGGCGTCAGACATGACAGACGCACAGCTGTGGGATGAGGCTGTGTACTCTCCATTCTCTGAGAGTCGGTTTTTGGCACCTGAGCTTGATGCTGGATTCGATGACATAGCTAGGATGTGGTATACACTCGACGCCTATCTGGCGCCAGGGTCTACAGGTCAGATATCAACGGCTGTATACCTAGACTATAGGCTAGACGGTGATAGCTATGACGGCGGTGAGATATGGACCATTGGTGAGCGTGAAGGCCGGTACTTCCAGTTTGAAATTGTTCAGGATAACGCCAAAGGGATTGGCATAATTTCACAGTTTGATACGACAGTCGATAACGTTGAAGAGACAGTCATAGTCAGAGACTTCCAGTTTACCACCCCAGGACCTACTCCGATCGTATTTCCACGTCAATTTCACTCGCTACCACGTGTTACAGTGGCAAAAGAAGGCACTTCAGGGTACGATGTATACGCGGACAACTTGACGGTATTAGGTGCGGATCTATACTTATTAGACAAAAATGATGTGGACATTCAACTGGTGCGAGATGTATTTATTACAGGTAACTAATTTATGAGTACTGCTACCCCATTACAGCCTGACTACACAACTCAGTCAGGATCTCAGTATAAGGCGAATATTGATGCCATGACCAGGGCCGTAAGTGAGTTGGCGGCAGCGTTTTCAGTTCACGAATCAGCCACACCTGACATGAATGTTGTGGTCGATAGTGGGGCGCAGTTTACAGGTGCTACGATCATCGAGCAGGCTGCTCAGACGCTTGGACCTTTGACAGCGCCAGGTGTCAATCCTCGTATTGACCTTGTAGAGCTTGATCCACTTACAGGTACTGCTTACGTCATTACTGGGACAGAAAACGCATCTCCAAGTATTCCATCCGTAACAAGTGGCCGTGTGCCGCTGGCCTACTTTCAGTTAGAAACATCAACAGTGGTGATAGACAACACCATTATCGTACCTGTGCGGTTCTCGCCATGGGGAGCTGTGCTGCGAGACGGGAGTCAGACTATCACTGGCGCGAAGACGTTCACTAACACGGTTACTGTTGAAGGAACCAATCCGGGTATAAAACTTAGTGATACAACTGCCGGTGCTGATGATTTTTGGCTATATGCCGACACAGACACATTCTCCGTCTTAACAGACAGAGATGATAGTGGAGCTTGGGATGGTGCAAATCCACTTGAGTTAAATAACACTACGTCAGTCGGATCTTTATACGGCAGTGAGATTATAACAAATTCAAATTTAGTTGGTAGAGTAGGTCAGAATGAGTTGAAAACATCAGTTGGCGAAGTATCTGTCACGACCCCATATAGTCAGATTATGGTTTTGCCCGGAGGAGCACATGGATTCTACCCTAGATTAAGGTCGAATTTACCCATTGCAACTGCTTATTGGGGCAGTAGTGATCCTAATCAAAATTACGTTGCCAGTACTTATGGCGATAGTTATAGTGCGAGCATTAACATTTATGCGAATAATAATGCTATTGCCTCCGCACAACAGCGATATGTAACAGCGTCACCTCCATACGATCTTGGTGATGGTGAAGTTCCATTTTTCATCTTTGCAAATGTAGACTCACAGGGCAATATCGTTAGTGTATATTCTGCTGATACCCCTCCATGGATTTACAATGGTCCAACAAAAGTTACTGCTGATCGTCATACTAATGATGGCAAGCAATATATCAAACATAATAATTTCTCTATGCCTGCACCTATCAAGTCCAATTCATCAATGGCGCAAAAGGTAGCTTACAAAAAAGCTGTACTCGAAGCAAAACGCTCAGCGGTTGAGGACGAAATCGAACTTACTCCTTTAATGAAAAATGCGGACATGGATTTAATCCCTCACCCGTTTGAAGCAAGTCCGGATTTTACGCCAATTTTACTTGACCCAATGTCACAAACCACTATTGACTTGATGGAATTGTGTGATAATGGTAATGGGGAAAGTGTTAACGAAATCATTCATGATAACTATATCAATGTTGGCAACACACCACTAGCTAGAAGTGGCCCAGCGGGATTAATGATTGTAGACGCGAGGTGGAAATAATGGATAATTTAAGTGAACTATACACTATGGCAGTCATTGGCCTAAAGTTTCTTGGTTTTACATACCTTCTCGCTCTCGCAGTATGGATATTTTACCTTGCTGTAATGAACCTCAAACGCAATAAAGAGAATCTAGAAGGTTGGGTCAGACCGTTCGCAGCCCAGATACTAATTATCGGCGTCATACTGGACGTGGCATTGAATATGGTTGCCACGATTCCATTCCTACAGCTTCCAAAAGAGTTCACTCTCTCATCACGTATGATTAGAAATAAGAATCGTACAGACTTTAGAGGTAGGTGGTCACGTTCGATTTGTAAACGGTTACTTGATAAATTTGACCCAAGTGGGAGACACTGCTAATGACAGTTAAAGCTATTTACTTCAGCATCGAAGAATACGTTCCACCGCATATATTCGAGCAGCGCGGGGATAAAGCATGGGAGCTGATCGACCCGCGCCTTATTCGTACTAATGATTTATTACGTAGTTACTTCGGCACGATGATTATTAATACATGGCACTCTGAATCACTATCAAGTACCTACGGACGACGGAGCTGGTCAGGGTTCCGCACAGCTGAGTTCTATAGGCAGAGAGGTGATGATGATCTCGCTATGTTTAAACGCTATGACCGCTCACTATCACAGCATAAGTTCGGGCGCGCCTCAGACGCTTTATTCAGAGATACCACAGCCGCCGAGGTGAGAGAATATATTCTAAAAAACCCGTCAAAATTCCCGGACCTAACAGCTATTGAAGATAAAGTATCATGGTTTCACGGTGATGTTCGAAACACCACTAGAATAAAGGTATTTTGATGAAGTGGAGTAATTGTCTTGTGGAGGCATTCAGACTTTGGCGGAACGGCGGATATCTTGTCATCAGACAAGCGCGTACCGTTAAATTCCCATTTCCACATTTTCTCCACATGGACATTACAGGAATGATAAAACAATTCCATGCGGATAAAGCTGATGGCTCACCAAAACCTATATTCAAGGGGCATTATATATTTGGTGACAGAGCCTGGAGGTGCCAGCAACTTCTCATTGACGCTGGGTACGATGCCAATAAATTACGGAAGATGACTGACTCAGAAGTTATAGCCGAATTTGATAAACTAAAAGAAAAAATTGATGGGGACTATTAATGGCTGACGGCTCAATAGAATCACTTACTGTTAAGATTGACTATCTTCAAAAGCAAGTCGCGATGGTTACAGAAATTATTCAGAACATTGCCCGTATCGACGAGCGTATAGTTAATCATAACGATGCGCTAAAAAGGTTCGGACGTAAACTGGATAGTATAGAAACTGAAGTTTCTGAGATGAGGGATAAAGTTGGGAACAATTTCATCATATCAAGATTGGTAGAACGTGCGCTGTGGATAGTCTTTGCCGCAGTTACAGCTCTATACTTTAAGGGGTTTTGACATGAAACTATGGGATATTCTAAAGAAGGTCGGAACTGGTGTCGTGACTGCGGCAATCCCTGGTGCCGGGCCTGTTATCAATGCAGTTAACGCATTTCTGCCAGATGACAAAAAGCTCCCTCTCAATGCGACTGGCAATCAGGTTAGGCTAGCAGTTGAGTCTCTTCCACCAGAGCAGGCCGCGCTTGTGATGATGAAAGAGTTCGATGTCGATATAGAAGAGATCCGCTCATGGACTGAGATTCAAAACTCCTTATCGCAAGCTGACGCCTCTGGTGCAAGTACACGCCCATGGATAGCTAAATTAATGGCTATGGCTGTATTTATTGCAGTTATGATATTTATGGCCGCGTGGGCCTATGCAATTTTCAGCGTTGAGAGCGATATACTAGCGCAACTTGCAGATTCATGGGAGATCATGCTGGCTGTACTGGCTACGCCTACAGCATTGCTGAGAGCGTACTTTGGAATGCGTACTAAAGAGAAGCAAGCCAGGTATAACGCGGCATCAGGTCAGCAACAGGCAGGCGGGCTTGCCAATATCATTAGTACGTTTCGTAAGTGACTGCATTACCGCTCAATGTAATTTAGGTCTTACGATGCGCGTATATAGATAATTTCAGAATATGCTCCCCTGCGTCGCTATACTTACTGGAGCTATATTACATTCTCTACACTCCATACCCGTATCGACACAATATGAAATATCACATTCGCAATCATTACTAGCCTCGCTGCTCCAAAAGATCCGCGTAGTGTCCAGTATTATTTTTGCGTTGTTAACTAAGGTCTGTTGGTTACTTTCACTCATATCATCGCCTGCGTTATCTCAAAATGTGTTTCGGGTAAAGTTTCGGGTCGAGTTCATTTGGGTTAATACCCGTTATCTCAGAAATTGGAAGCACCATCCTAGGTGGAATTCCGTTGACCAGCCATTTGGCTACACGTACATTTGAGATTCTTTCGTTAAGCAGATCACTTAGTTTTCTAGCTAACGCCGTCTGCCCGCCAGCGGTAGAGACTGCCTTCCTGGCAGCCTCCACCTTTAAAGTTAATATATAGTCTGTATCCATAATATTCTACCGTGGCTACGCGCCCCACTCTCCGAGTATACTATTAAGTTCATCGGCATCTGAGTCACTAATTTGATCCGGCTCCGTTACCGCAGCCTGCACAGCTTCGGATTGCTGAGTCGACCTACGTTTCGTCCACAGACCTGATTTTGTTTTCGATTTAGTAGCCGCGTGGATCTGTTCGTCCCACTCATCACCGTTAGCGTCAACATCTGATTCATGCAGCTCTTTCTGAGGCGCGTTAAAGGGGTCGTCTGGTACATCAGACTCGGTCTGTACAGGTTGGGCCACCACAGACGGCTCAGACACTGCTTGAACTGTCGGCTGAACTGTATCAGATCCAACTACGTGCGACTGGACTTCGTCTGATTGGATACGCTTCTGAATTATCGCATCCTGTGCTGCATCAAGGAACCCACCAAATTCAAATTTAAGTACCTTTGGATCGGCTGGGTCGAAGCCAATCGTTGTGGTTATACCACTAACAGGAATATTATGCTTGTCCAGCTCACGGCCATAAATACTTAATGGCTTCAAACTTTTTGGTGACACAGATAGCATATAGATGTCGCCTTCGATTACAGTATTCGGGACTATAATCAGCTCTTTTCGATCTGAACACGCCTTACCCTTCGTCGGCATACCTTGGGCATCAACACCCGATCCCCACGCATTTTTCGGGCATGCTGCACATGTATCTGACTGTTTGTTCAGACACCCAGGATCTGGCACTACGCCGTTTGCTGATCTGCAATCCGGTTCGGCGTCACTATCCGGGGAGTAAGCACTCGCATAGAATTGCTTGGCTACCGCCTTACCTAATGGTGAGGCTGCCATGATTACGACGCCGAGTCCCTGGCCTAAAGGTAGATGTTTATCTTCGCCGTCCTTACGGATTATGAAGTGTCCATCTTTAGCAACGACACGTGGTAGAAAGCTATCTACTACAGCTAGGCTCGAATTGTCTGTGACTCTATTCTGAAGATGCGCCGGTAATTGGGTGCCTTCTGGGATAATTATTTGGTTGCTCATTTTGTAGGTCTCCTAACCTGGATTTCAATTAATGATGAATATTTAATACCTGGAGGTGTAGCTCCTGAATGCTCCGCCATGTATTCTTTTACCGCTGCTTTGCTAACTGATTTATTCAGCATTTGTACATTGTCGGTATCGACAATAAATTTGATTGCCGACTCCCAATCTTCAACCGCCGTAAAATCTTTTTTTGCTCTGAATGCCGTGCCGTGAGCTGTCTTTACAGACTCAGCACTGCCGATATGCTTCCCGATGTAGCCTGAGATCTCGTCTAACTTCGCTTTCGCTGCACTCTCGACTTCTTTAAATGCCTTTCTTTTGGCATCCAAGTCGTCTCTAATTTTTATATAGGCACTAATTGCCCGCTCTACGTTGTCCATATCCAACCTCCCATGTTGAATTTTGTTTGGCAAGCTAACTATACAGTATGTTGAAACAATGTCAAGTATTTAATAGTTCCAAAAGTAATCCCTGCATACTTTCTTTTTTACCGAGTCGTTTATATACCTTCTTTTCTATGTCTGAACATACCAGGTGTACTATCGTCTGCTTTAGTTTCTGGCCCGGTCTAGTAATCCGTCCGATTGCCTGCTCATATATTTCATAAGAGTCTACTGGTCCCCACCAGATGATTGTACTACTGGCGGTCAGTGTTAACCCGTGGGCCATGCACCCAGGATGCGCGACTATAAGCTGTAAATCGCCATCCTGGAAATCTGAGAATATCTTACTTCTAATCGGTGTAGAGACTCCGCCATGTACCATCCCGACTGTATATTTTGATTTTAATTGCTTTGCTATTGACTCAGCAGAGTGTCTATACGGTGTGAAAATAATTGCCTTGTTTCCTGACTCCTCAACTGCTTCAATAAGTGCTTTATATTTAGCGCTACAATTCAAGTCGTGGGTCACTCCGTTTTGGTCATATACATACCCGGTAGCAATTTGAATTAATTTATTTCTACGAACTCCCTCATTGACAGCGATAACCGTACCGCCTTTCATTTCTGCGATGAATTCGGCACACATTGATTTATATGCTTTCTCCTGGTCTTTCGACATTTCGACTTCGCGGACTTCTGTAATGCACGGCGGTAGATCAAGGCACTGATCGCGTGTGTAACGGATTGACGGTTTCAGCATCGCGTATATCTGTTGCTCCCAGTTTGGTTTCGGAACCCATAAGAACTGGTTTCGCTGTGTCATTACCTGATCCCTGAACCGTGAGAAGTACCTAGGTACTAGATCAGGGTTTATCATCCTTGCCTGTGCCCATATATCAGTTGGGGCATTAGGCATTGGACTTCCAGTAAGCCACCACAGGCGTCGATTAGACTTTACACCTGCTACTACATCAAGTGACTTATACTTATCGGTCTTGGCGTTCCTGAACTGTGCTCCTTCGTCAAGAATAACCAAGTCGATATCGTCACGCGCATCTAAGTCTGCTTGAAGTACCTTCATACCGTCATGGTTGATAATGTAGAAGTCCTTGTCTTTGGACAGCATACTTAATCGTTTTTGCCTTGAACCGTGGAGTACAGCGAAAGTAATACCTGGGAAGTTCTTATATATTTCATCTGCCCATACACGCCAAAGTGTTGATAATGTCGCGACTATAAGCGTCTTCCTAACCTTCCCCTGCCGACGCAAGTAATCAGCCGCCCATAATGCGGATAAACTTTTCCCGGTCCCTATACTGTTAAATACAAACGCCCTGCGATGCCTGCACAGGAAATCCGATGTCTCTATCTGATGATCGAAAGGTGTAAACTGCCCCGGCCAAGAGTAATATCGTGTTATCGGCCCAGCGTATGTGACATTCTCCTTTGATAGTATCTCGAATGTGTCTAGACTATCGGGTAGCACTGTAAAATCTTCGCCTTTATATGTTACCTGCTTTGTCCGATCAAATCGTGTCAGATTAATAGCAGGCATTATATGGTTATTTACCATCACTGCTTTGTGTGCCTGCGATATTATCAACTTAAAGACTCCTCTATTAAGCTAATTACCTTGTCGATTTCCACCTCGCCTTTGATGACGACCGCGACGCCACTAGCGTCAGCTATAGCGTTAATCTGGTATGACTGCATTTTTGATAATTTACCTGTCTCTGTCTTGGCTTCGATACCTACGAACGCACCGATCCGCTTCCCAACCATCTCTTGGCTTATTACCACCGGCACGCAACATACAAAATCAGGAATTCCATGTTGACCATAACCAGTCTGCACTGGCATGTACATCCATGTACCAGGGAATCTATCTAGAACTGATTTCTTAATCGAGTTCTTTACTTTCTTCTCAGGCTGAGTCATATCGTATCTCATCTATATGCTGTTCAAGTATAAGTCCTAGGTGATGTATCAAGCTGTGCGCCTTTCGACCTGACCCGTCAGGGATCATATACCCGCCATGAGGGTCAAAGGTCTCAGACATATCACCAATGATGTCCGATACAAGTACGCCAGCTCTGAGTTGTCTTGAATAGGCGGTCATTAGAGCAGTTAACCACTCGAACGATCTCATATCTTTACAGTTCACAAATAGCATCGTCGGCACAGGTGTCCCTGCGACTGTGAAATAAAGCGCATGCTCACAATTTGGTATTCTTAGCTTATAGGTTCTATTTTCTGTAGTCATTCAATCACCAATTAAGCTGTGAATGTACTGTACCTGCTTTACCTGGTGCGCTGCGTCTGCAAGTGCGTTATGCGCCGTACCTTCAAACTCAGGCATCCTGTCCTTATTTATTACGTTCTTTAGTGTTCTAACATCACGTTCCTGCCAGAACATCCAAGGGATTGATATGTCAAATTGTCTAAACGCATCTTCAAGGATTCTAAGGTCAAAACTCGGCGAGTTTGCCCATATACCATCAGGACAAACTTCTTCTATAAACGATTTAAGACTCTGCAACGCTGCCGTTATATGTACCGCATTTCGATCCGTAAATACTTCCCTGGCTGCGTCAGATTGCGACATCCACCACGTCACTGTACTTACATCTACTAACCGTTGCTGGTTTACATCGCACACAGTATAGAATTTGTCCTCGTTGCTAAACTCATCACCGCCAGCTTTGGGGTCGAACACTACGGCTCCTATACTTACAATCGTAGCCGTTTTATCTGTAGATAATGTTTCAATGTCAATCATGATATCCATTAGTAACCTCCTTTATATTCACATTCTCGTACTTTGCACCATTTGCAATTCCGCCGGTTCGGAGTTGCCCTCCACTCACCTGACTCTACAGCGATTTGAATCAGTTCAGCCCTATCCCCGAACTCATGCCATAGATCTTCATACTGGTCTCGAGTGAACCGCTTCGAAACTGTCTTGTTATGATCTATGAATACATACGATGTCGTTACTGATTGGATCTTTGGATACAAGGCCATGACAACCGCTGCGAATAGCGCGAGCTGTCCTTTATCTTCACTTGGTTTACCTGTTTTCCAGTCGATTACTAGCGCCGAATCTTTATACATAATCAGAACATCGAAGATGGCCCTTACCCATGTCTGCTTATCGAACCAACTACACGCAGACAACTTATCTGTTAGCGCCTTCTGAAGTTCTGTATAAATCTCACCGTTGTTGTTCTGTGCATGGGCAACTATTTTCTGTAAAACCGGCACCATTGGGAATATCTCGTCATCATACTCACCGCCAAGGGTGATTTGCATCTTCTTTAACGCCACCTCCATTTTATCGTGTACTCTGCGGCCTTTAATTAAATGAGGTGAGTTATCCTCCTTAGGCCACTCTTTCAATATATATTTAGAGTGGAACATCTTAGGGCAGTTTTCAAAATCGTTTAATCTGCTAAAAGACCATGCCATAGATTTAGCCATTACGTTATCCTTTATAATGTTGTTATAAGTGATCCTTTTTCATCCCAGTTTACTTCTTTCATATCACCCCACGTTTTACCTACTGCGGCATCCCATGTTATGGGCACAGTTGGCTCCCATCCCCATGCTTCTTTGTACGGTAGATTGTCAAGTGTCTCTCTAATGTCGTATATTATCTGCATATTAGAATTGATATGTTTCGATTCGATATATCCAAATTCGCCATCATGTAGATCCCATGCGAATTCAAATTTAGGGAACTTTTTAGATATTACTGCGATAGCCAGCTCCTTCATATCCGCACCTGTACCTTGAATCGGGAAATTAATGGCAGAGCTTTCACAACCCCAGGCCCTATCCGGGATATTCCAATCAGTAATATAGAATCTGCGTCCGGCACGAGTCTCAGCATACCCACGATCTTTAGCGGTAGCTATCGCAGCAGCCCAGTATCGTTTGATACCTGGATAGGCACGGTGGAACGTGTCTTGCCAGCTACTAATCGTCATATAATCCTTGTCAATGCCATACTGAACTCGAGCATTTATTCTTTGCTTCTTGACACCTACTCTATAGAGGCCGGACAAATTGCAAAATTTCCCCATGTGTCTCAGCCCGTGCTCTCCAACTACTCTTTTATTCCCTGCTGCCTTAGCCTCCAGGAAGTTTTCAAACGTCATTCCGGCAATCTTTGATCCAGTATAGGAATGGACATCATCAAAGGGGGATTTAGAATTAAAGATTTTAAGTAATGCCGGATCTTGTGAATAATCGGCCATGATCCGCATTTCCTGCCCCGCGGCATCGAACTCAACAAGTAACTTATCTCCCATTGGTACTTCCTAATGCTGCTATACCCGCCCATATAGATGCTATTAACCACGGATAATAGTTTAGTCCAGTATTGTATGCCTGTAGTGCGCCTACCAGGCTCAAAAACGACCCTGCAAGGCATATTGCCGTCATTACGTTCACTTCACCAGTCCCTCATTCAGTGCTAACCACATAGGGATCGTGAGTACAGCGCCGTTAAGGTAGTTTGTCTCGTCAATTATGTGTGACTTTGATAACCACATTTTGAATTTCCCATTGTCTATAAGGTATGCGCAGTATGTTTTCCGTAAGATCCTGCATTCAATTTCTGCTAATTTAGTCATGGTTCGCTCGTCAACTTCCAATTAACTTTCTCAAGGTTTTATTCCGAGGGAATTGGTGGATGGGTATACCTACCTTAGCTTTGTAGTTCTCGCCTTTCTTTCCACTCCTACTTGCATACGTGAACCTGCCTGTATATGTCGAGAATATTTTCGGTGACGGGTATGCTATATCGTCATTGATATACTCTGATGTCGCAATGATCCCTTTGACAAATTTGGTATACTGAGTGTTCAGCTCGCGCCACCTTAGAATATCGAGTACTCTTGGATCGGTATCGGCAAGGTATGTCAGTGCGGTTTTATTTGAACTCGGCGCGCCAGTTTTATCACTAAATACTGAGCATGGCAGACCCCAAGTAGTATATAATAATACGCTTAACTTCTTAGGTGATGATAATAGCGTTGATGGCTTCCACTGGTCTTTGTCTGATGTACTGTCGCATACGCCCAACTTAACCTCTATAGATCTCATTTCGTCAGTAATTATTGGCGCTATTGCCTTACATTTATGTGTATCAATGTTTATCCCGCCTATCCACGCTTTTGCTGCCGGTATAATGCACGCCGCTTCGATTAACACTGATTTACGCTGCTGGTCAGTTAATTTATGTTGAAGGATCTCAGCGATCTTGACAGTCACAAGCGCATCAAGTTTGCCTCTCATCTCCCAATACTTGTCGTCTTCCCCGGCGGCTACTTCCTTTGACTTCATATCCTTAAACCTATCCAGATGGGGCCAGTCTTTTAGCCACCTTTTAGCGCCGTCCATCAACGACCACGCAGGTGCATGCTCCTTGGACTGTGAATTTTCTACCCATTTCCATAGCAACATCGCATCAACCCACTTTATCTTTTTGACATGCTCATCCAACCCATAGGCAAGTAGCCACGCAACGTCAAATAATCCATTCCATGTTGCTACATACTTACCGTCAAGCTCTATCAGTAGCTGTTTAAGGTCGCTGTACCTGCCTGGTGTTGTCTTAGCCTGTCCCGATGACTTAGCAATCGCACACGACGTTATATGCGCCGTACCCTCCCTAGCTCTCCACGGTTGAAGTGCATAAGGCTGAGGCTGCCCTTCGCATGGGGCAGTTTCAAGATCAAGTCCAATCATTATTCTGATATGTCCTGGTCTATGCCTTCAAACTTCATACAGCGTTCAATGTACTCTGACGCACCAATTCGCAGCAGCTCTAGTACGCGCACACTATGATCTCTGCCTGTTTCAAGCTCATCTGCAAGTAACTGGATCACATCATCAAAATAAGGTGTTTCGCATATAGGCTCACCTTGGTTGTGAAATGCCATCTTCTTCCAGTATGTTCCCTTATTCATAATTGTCTCCCTGCACTTGGTGTAATTAAATTCAATCCTATACATTAAAATCGAGCTTGTCAACACTGTTGACATTTAAAATTGATCTAGTGTAAGGTGAGTCCACTGTATAAACATTTTGGTTACAATCATGTCACTTAAAGAATTACTTGAAGTTTACTATAACGGTAGCAGAGCTGCGCTTGCTGACGATATTGGATGCACACGCCAGGCAGTTTACTTGTGGGATGAGTCAAAGCCCATCCCGGAGTTATACCGCTACCGCCTGCTTAATGGATCAAAAGCAGATCTATTCAAAGACGTAATCATCTAATAACTATAATCACATAACTTCAATTACTTTTAATGTTAAAGTAACCGCTAAAGTCTGGGAGACAATATGGGGACCGACCTCAGTTTAAGCCACTCATTTTTGAGCGCCATATCGAGTAGCGATTTTTATGTGTTCCAAACGTTTTCCGATAAAAAACCCGGTGGTCGTGATCCACTTGCACGGGTATTAACTGGGTCATTCAGTCAGCATAGTAAGACGTTATCAGATCTTAATGCACGTGGCGCTGGGATATTCGTACAGGTCAATGAAGGGGCTGACCGTGGTAAAGCACATATCTCTAATGTGCGCTATTTGTTCGTCGACACTGACGGTGCGCCGCTTGGCCCTATCCGCGATGCTATGCCAAGACCTCATATCCTAACCACATCAAGTCCGGGTCGATGGCACTGCCTATGGCGAGTTAATGATGAGTCAATAACTGGGTTCAAACTCTCGCAGGCACTTCTTGCTAAACGTTTTGGCTGTGATCCGTCAATGACTAATGTTGACCGGGTACTTAGAGTCCCTGGATTTATTAACCATAAATACAATTCGCCGGCACTTGTAAAATGTTCTATTAGTAATCATCCTCAGATATCGTGCCGCACACTTGTATCAGCCGCACAATCTGGTAAGATTTTAAATGGCGATAGTAATCAGGTCGCTACAGGTTTGGAGTCCATGCTCCCTTCAAGTGAGGTATCCCACAGCCTCCCTATCTCCCTTGACATGGACTCCACTTTTATCCTCCCTGATATACTTGCACCCGGCAACCGCACTCAACCGCTAGTACAGTACGTTGGCCATCTTGTTGGAAAGGGACTCGACGAGGATATGATCCGTGCCACTATCAAACGTGTAAATGTAGAACGATGCCCTAATAACGCTATTCCAATAGATGACGCGACGCTTGAGAGAGAAATATTCCCTGCAATTCCTAAGTTTATTGCTGCGCGTAATGTAAATAAGGTCTCTACTAGTGTCCAGCCAGTTTTACCTGTATCGGACGATATTAGTAGTGGTAAGGCTGATTTCGAAGATATTGTTATACCTGAAGGGAAATTCAGATCTTCAGATAAAGGTAACGCTGAACGGTTAATAGCTTCATTTCCTAATTGTATGCGCTTCATACATGAGCAACAGAAATGGCTTGTTTGGGAATCCGGGTCACGGGAATCGACGTTTGGGAATACTGCTAAACCTGGCGAGGCCGCACCAGCACGAGGATGGGTATTCGATACATCAGGTGAGATGATTCGTAGAGTATGGGCCATGGTCCCGAGTATGGAGTTTGAAGTAAGAGACCGCTGCGGAAAGGATGAGAAAGCCCTTAATGCGCAGCTAAAGACAGTTAGGCGACTCGAGGCTGTCGGTGGTGCCAAGAGCTGCATCGAGGCCGCACAGTCGTGCGCCGGTATCTCAATCTCAACTGGCGATCTTGATGGTGACGACTGGCTACTAGGTGTCTCAAACGGTGTGGTTGATTTACGCACCGGCAAGCTCCGTAACTCAGAGCCTGAGGATCTTATTACTACCCGCTCGCATGTCGTTGCTGACGCCACTGCTACATGCCCACGTTGGGAACAATTTATGTTAGAAATTATGGACGGAGACATTGAAACAGTTAAGTTTCTTCAACGCGCTGTTGGGTACACACTCACAGGTAAAACAGGTGAGCAGGCATTCTTTATTATGCACGGCACTGGCGCTAATGGTAAATCTACGTTTATGCGGCTAATGGCTATGTTGCTAGGCGATATGGGTATGGCAACGTCCACAGCAGCGTTTATAGGTGCGAAACCATCGGCTGAAGATAATTACAGGTTTGCTGGATTCCGAGCTGCCAGGGCACTGTTTATGTCAGAGACCAATGAATCAGGCAGGCTGCGGGAAGAGCTTATAAAGGTTGCAACAGGTGAAGATAAGATAGAAGGCAGGTTTCCATTTGGTGAATTCTTCTCATACGCGCCAAAGTTCAAACCATGGATGTCAACCAATCACAAACCGACCGTTTATGGTACAGATCACGCAATGTGGCGCAGACTTAGACTAATTCCGTTTGAAGTAACAATCCCGGAAGAGAAACGTGATAAAGACCTTATTAAAACCCTTGAGAGTGAGTCAGCCGGGATTCTGAACTGGGCAATTAAAGGGTGCCTTGAGTGGCAAAAAACAGGTCTTTGTGAGCCTGAATCTGTTATAGCAGCTACCCGCGCATACCAGGATGAGTCAGACGAATTACTGCGGTTTATGGGGGATAACTGCATAGTTGCCAAGCACATGGATATTGATCCAGCAAGTGTCAAGGTTGCAGGGTCAGTTCTATATCACACATATTCATCGTGGAAGAAGGAACGTAATGAGAAGCCTATGACTCAAACGTTGTTTGGCCGTAAAATGTCTGAGAGAGGTTTTAATAAAGGCCGGGCAGATGGAGCTATGTACTATATCGGGATAGGCCTTAAAGGTCCACAGTCTGCTATGTGACTAGTTCATAGCGGCTTATTTATCAAACCGTCTAAACCTTGGTAATGACTTTCTGATGCGGTTCATTAAAAACGTAATGCCATGAATCCCTAAGTGCTCATCGTTGCAATAGATGCTGTAGTTATCAATTCTATTGCCCTCAAGACACTCAAATATTGCGACTTCTTTTGTGTGCCTGCGTTCTATTGTGATTTTTATGTAAGGATCAATATCTACAAAGTCAGTATGCTGATCCTTTTCAGCGAGTCTTTTTCTTTCTTTTGCGGCGTTTGCTTGTAATGACCACAGTTTTCGTGCTTTTTTATTTGCTCTATAAGTCATTGTTTTTACGCTCCCTACCTTATCAGGTGTGTATAGCCCAGTGTTAGTGTGCCCACCAATCACCCTCGTATATCGGCCAACCATCTTCATCTAGTACAATTTGTGCCTGCTCGTAATAACCGCAGCGCACATACTGCTGGGCAGTTTTTAGGCCAACCAAGCCAGACACTTCCCAATGACCACTTTCCATAGTGTCCTGAATCCACCAGCGCACCCTGAAAAGTTCAGGCACACTAACAGCTGAGTCAACGCGACCGCCTAACTCTGTGCTTGCTTCTGGTTTTGTAGTTTCGTTCGTCATCTCAGTTACTCCAATGTTTGTTTATTTAATGCGGCGCGTTACCCAAAGGTTATGTTGCCTCCTGGCTGCGGTGTTGAAACAATCGTTCAATATTCTTCTTCGCCCTAGCGGCATTTTCATCATCAAATACTTCAGGCACACTCGTTTCACTCACTTCGTTCATTCCACTGGACTCCTCACTGCGTTCGTCGCCTGTGCTAAATGGGTTATGGCTCAGTCCGTGCCCAAGTAATTACGAGCATCTACTAGCCACTCAGGGTCCATCCTGCTCCTGTGCTCCGCGTCAGCCCATTCTGCGGCGCCAGAAACGATCTTCTGCAACCGTCCTAAATCATCCATTATTTCGGCATATCGTTTAGCCGCTTTGCTGTTTGGCACAAGCCCCAACAGATCGTTTAGCGTTACGTTGTAGGTGTCATCAATATGTACTTGTATGCCCATTTCCAATTTCCTTAATTCTCTGTTTCGCTTCGGCAACACATGCGCGCCAGTGTTTTTTGTCGTCTTTGTGGCAGTCCGCCATCTTGCTTTTTGCTAGCTCTAGACGCTCACGCCACAAACGCTCAGGCTCAGATGTTATGCCGGCAGCGTATTCATTCCAGCAGCCACGGTGGTATTCGGTGTGCCGTTTTGCGAGCTTGTCCCACAAACGGACCTTGGTCTCCTGAGAAATGTGGTCGCCTCCTATTGGTTTATCGCAGATTTCACACTTCATTTTCTCATCTCCACGCGCCATAACAAGGCGCTGTAATTGACGGAGCAATTAAGCTCCGGGGTTAGCCGTACATAACGCAGCCATTGCTATCGAGGTAAACATCTTCCCGCTTCACGCCTCTACGTAACGCAACGCTATCTCTGTAGCAATTTACCTGCTTTTGTAGTTCTGCAATCTCAGCAGCATGACGTGCTTTAATCTGCTCGATCTCGCTGTTTACGTGGCTTGGTATTGCATCGTATCCGTGAGCCATTCCGTAGTTGTCATGAGCACCCTCAACCCAACTAGCGACAGTTTGTATCTGTTCTTTTGTCGCAGCAATTCCAGCGTCTTCAAATGCTTCTGAAATTGTTTCTTCCCAGTAATCCATAATCATCTCCAAAATACGGCTAACAATGCAATTAAATCCGACTCCGCTACGCTCCGCGTTTTATCGCGGGGTTAGGCGTCAATACCGTTTAAGGCATTCAAAGCAGCCATTGCTTTCAGTTCAATATCCAGCATTTGCTTGGCATGTGGCTTCCGATCCATGTTTGAGCACGATGCCCATGTTGCTATTACCTTAAGCGCACTCTCCATCTCATTAAATTTGTATTCTCTGCAATCGCAGGCATGGTGATGCGTGACGCATTTTTTAGCTCTTTGTAGGTTACTCACTTCATTCACTCCGTAGCCCGCCCAACAAAACAAATCTACTCGGACAATGTGCCGCAGTGTTTGTTTGTGTTGGCAGTTAAGTTAAAATTCACCCAATTCGGCAAGCTCCCAGTTGCACATTGCCGGTAATTTGTGACGTTATGCGTCAACATCGTCAAAGATGCTTCTGTTTCCGTCCTCGTCCAAAAGCATCGGCCTGAGCTGTGCCTTTTCGCTAGAATCAATATACATACTTAGGTGAGCCACCCAATCATCGGTATTATCAAATAGGTCTCTGTACGCATTTACAAGCTCATGTGCCAAATCGTCGCGATCATAATCAATCGTTATATTTGCTCCAGGCGCGTTGACTGTCGCCTCGCCAATCGCGCTATCGCATGTGTTTTTTCTAATTGAGATACGCATAACAAATCACTCCAGCCGACCCAGAACCGCATCGGCCTCATAGTTAAATTTAAAGTTCATCGCAGGCGGTTCTGGTCGCCTGAGTTCTAGCGTTAGGCGTCCACATCGTCAAAAATACTTCGGCTACCGTCCGAATTCATCAGCGTACCGTCTTCTGTGTAATATTGTTTTCCGTCCTTCGGTGCCCAGTTCGGCTTGCGGTCTGTGAACCAGCATCCATTGCATTTGTGTCCCGGCCTTTTTGCTGCCTCAACAATCGTCTCAGCAGGGTTGTGGTTACAGTCGCAGCAATACCCATCACGCATAACAAGGCGCTCAACGGGACTCGTCTCTACATTCGTTTCACTCATTTCGTTCCTCTCCTGTTAGCTTTTGGTTAGCGGTAATATAACTCATCGCGTTTGCGTATCAATTCAGGCAAAATTGTCGTATTCATTTTTCTGCGCGCCTCGTCAAGATGTTTGAGAAGCCATAAAGGTGCGCGCTGTGTAGAGCGCAACCTTTTTTCTGCTGCGTCTATATGCGATATAGCACCGTAGCAAGCACAAACCTGAAGATTTGCAGCGTTATAAGCACTACTCAACCGGCCACCGCTAACAAGCGGGTCAACTCGACCGCCTACCTCGGCGCGGTTTTCTATTTCTGTAGTTTCGTTTGGCATTTTTGTTTCCCTAAGTTCATCGGTTTCAATTCGGCGGCAAGTTACCATTATCGTTATGCGTCAAACAAATCATCAAATTCATACAGCAATTCAGACGGGCAGTACACACCGGCTAAATTCGGCCCGTCTTGGTAATACTCGCAGTTGGTCAACTTGCAATATGCTGATTCTAGTTTTTTCAGCCGGTCAGCAATCAATTCAAGTCGCTCAACGCGCTTAGGCTGCCCATGCAATGATGCAGCATAATTTCTCAAATACTCATAGTCTTTCATCATCGTCTCCTTAAAATAATGCCGGTTACGTATCCGGCGCTGATTCGCCCAGCCGTTGCCAATATAGATAGAGA